TGGATCGAGCACATCAAGCATGTCAGGCTCTCTTGCTTATGACGCTTGCATTGCTTCCGTGGCGTCGTTTCCTTGTTAACGCAATCTTGCGTTTTGTAAACTTTTCTCTGCAGAATAATTTTTTTGTTATAAATAATATTTTTATTATTTTTTTTTTAAATAAATTTTTTCATTATTATTTTTTATATAAACCTTTGTGCCCTCGTATTAACCTCCGTTCCCTTTCATTAATTTAATGTAGAACTATAGATTTATTTATTAATAAGACGTAGATATCATTAATAAATGCCTGCTTTGAATAAAACACGGTCTATGACTTGGACATTAAATAACCCAACTGAGGAGGAAATCGAGCATATTAAAAATGGACCTTTTAAATTCGTTGTCTTCCAAGAAGAGGTTGGCGTTGCAGGAACGCCTCACTTGCAAGGGTACTGCCAAATGGGAAACCCCACAGGATTTAACACTTGGCGAAAGCTTGTTAGTTCCCGAGCTCACTTTGAAGCATCCAAGGGATCTCCTCGACAGAACTACGATTATTGCACCAAGGTCGAAACGCGCAAGGTTGGAGGAGTCTCCTTCGAGAGAGGCGAAATCCCGCACCCTGGACATCGAACCGACATCGACGGCCTTGTTGCTCTCGCCAAAGACCCCACCAAGCGAATGCGAGATTTGGTCGACGCCAACGGAGAAGGATTTGTTAAGTTATACAAAGGACTTACAGTTGTACGTTCCATTTTCTCACAACCTCGAAAGTTTCAGACCGACGTGTTTTGGCTCTACGGATCAACCGGAACTGGAAAGTCGCGATTCGCATGGGATGTCGCCCCCGACGCTTACTCGAAGCCAGGCGGTACCAATTGGTGGGACGGATATGATCCCATTGAGCACACCGACGTCATTATCGACGACTTCCGCGCTAACTTGGCACCCTTCAGTGAGATTTTGCGACTCTTCGATCGATACTCAATGCAGGTCCCGTTTAAGGGCGGTTATGTCAACTTTAGACCTAGCAGAATTTACGTTACCACTTCCAAGCATCCTTCTCAAACCTGGCTTGATTGTGGCACAGAAGCTATGGACCAGCTTCTTCGTAGGCTTAAAGTCATTGTTGAATTCTTGCCTGGAGGACTTAAGAGATTCGACAAAGGATCTGTTGTTGACTTCGAAGGTTCTGGACCTGTACCACTCGTTGACCCAGCTGATCATGGCGGTGCGGCCGCAGCGCCTGCGCAGATTGATGTCGACATCTTTGAGTCAAGCGACGACGATTCCGACGGAGGAGTCAGATCCTTACCGCCATCAGGCGGAGGTAGACCTATCTTAGAAGAAGTAGATGATTTTTTGAATGAACTTGATGATTTAGATTTTATTTAAATATTTAAAAATTAAAAAAAGAATCGAGTACTCACCTTTACCATCCTTTTCGAAGTTAATCTTAAGAATAGTACAGGTGAATACTCGAACCCTCCCCCTATGGGCTAAATGAAGCCGTAGAGTACTCTCACACGGAAGAGCGTCGTGTGAGCATACATGCAGTGAAAAAAAGTATGTTTAATTAGGTATTTGTAAAGCACCAACATTGTTGACGTAGAGAGGTCTGAACGATGTTGAGTTACTGCTTTGTGATGCATTTTGAAGGGTTTGATATTGTGCAATATCTAATGTCGCAGAGAGAATTGGTACAGTACTAACAGGCGAAGCTGCTGCTTGTATCGTATTTGGACCTATGGTGATTGTATTGTCAATTCCTTGCGTTGCCATTTGTACAAATACATGGATTTCTAGTCTCCAATTCCAAGTGTTTGTAGCAGCTCTGGTGGAATTGCTTAAGTCGTAGTAGTTTGGAATGCCGTATTGATCGTAAATGTCATTTATTACATTAATATTTCCCGTGGGTGTATACACAAATGCACCTGCAACTCCACTTGCCCATTGGGCAAAGATGTATTGGGCATTGACTTCCATTGTTATTCTAAGTGGTCCAGTGTATGTTGCTGGTAGGGTTATTTTGTAAGCTGATGCGGGCCCGTTGAATCCAGGAGCAACTTGGACCAAGCTTCCAATGTTGTTTTGTTGGCCTTTTAAGCCTGCACCATAAGATCCAGCTGGACCAAGAGTTAATACTGGAAATGCTCCAATAGTTGGTATGTTTAAGTTCATTGCTGCAACACCCCCTTCTACGTTTGTCGAAGAGTAGAAAGAATCTCTGTCTATTTCTAGTCCTCTAGTGACGAATAGTTTAGGTTTTCTTAGAGTAACTGTATAGTCGACCCATAATTCACCCACGGGAAAGCCGTTGTATGCTGCAGGACAATTCGCAATTGCAATTTGGAACAAACCTTTATCGTAGGTTTTTAAGTCTTGGTTGATTACAACAGGATTTGCTCTAGTGAAAAGCGATGGGGACATCGCTGATTTTGATGGGTCGCATTCAACTCCGTGGGTCATGTGTTCGGTTAGTTTACAGTCGTGAGCATGCGCGTATTCCAACATGGATTGTTTGTCAGTAAAAGGCGACGAAGAAGCGTTATAGTTTGTACAAAGTATCACTGTACCACATT